GTGGAGGAGTATTACAATTAGTAAATTCAGAATTATCTACTGAAGGTCGCCCAATTATTTATAACGCATCTTTGGATACTAATTCTAATGGTAATCTAAACTATAATGATTTAAGTTATAGACACGGTGGTTTCACATATAGATATATTAATTTACAAAAAACCAACAAAGGTGGGCTTTCTTATATTAAACATAGATTAGATACAGGAGAAGCATCTAGAATATATTCACGCGAAAGCGGAGAATATAACGCTTATGCCCCATCATATAGAATAATTCCTGGAATTGCTACTACACAAACTATTAATGATATGGGAATTAATAATGATTATACTAATTCTTATGAAAAACAAAATTCTCCTGAAACAAGAGGAATTTATTCAGCAAGTGGTGGTAATTTTGCAGACCATACTATTTATCCAACAGGTAATTTAAATACTGATTATGATTTATTGCCTAAATTGTCTAGCCCAACAATAGGTGGTCATTGGAATAAAGCATTAGATGTTGGAATGCTTGGTGTTGATAAATATAGTTCAAATGAAGCAATATTAGGAATTAAAGATAATGCCATTAGTCATGCTAAAGATGGATGGGGAATTATTGACCCTAAGACCATTACACCATTTTTATTTGCACCATCAGATTTATGGCCAGATAGTATGAAAAGAGAACACCATATTGGTAATATTTCTAGAAATTTTACAGATTACGGTATTGTATTAAGAAGTGAGCCAAGAAAAGTACGTTCACAAATTAAACATAGAAATTACTCAGGTGAAGCAAATTATTTAGAAGAAAAGGATACATCATATCAAACTTTAAATATTTCAGACTCATCAATTAATACTAATGAAATGAAAAGATTAGGATTAATGAGATTAATTGAATGTACATATGATTGGCATTTTAATCTAGTAGACCCTGAAAATCCCCCTACCGCAGAAGATTTAGTAGATAAATTTGATTATTCAGTTTATCAAAAAGTAATTGCTTCTGGTTGTTTTGCTGCTGCTGGTTATTCTTTATCGGATACAACTATTATCACCTATGCTACTTCATCCTCTTCAGGTTCAACAATTGACCCAAGAACAGCATTTCCATCTGGGGATGGAGGGGCTGTTTATGATAATAAAGGTAATTATATTGGGACAGTTAGTTCATCAAATGCTAACTCAATTACACTTACTGCTGCTGCAAAAAGACCAAATGGTTCATTATACACAGGAGAACTTTATCATATTAATGATGCGGCTAAAGGTAATGATGGTTCAGGTAATAATAATTACACAACATATAGTTACTTAGTATCAGGTCGTGGTGGAAAAGACAGTTTTATTAAAGTTAATTTAGGTTCAAAGTATAATCCGTATGGTGGCGCATCTATCGCTACAACTGCATTAAAATTACATATGTTACAAGGTGGTATTTTTAACACTGATGGTGATGAAGGTGAAAGTGGTGACGTTAATGATGGTTATGGGCAAGGAAGTAATAATGAATTTGATAATTACTTTGTAGGAAAAATGGATTTAGCATTTAGTGATGCACATGATGTAGGGAAAGGTAATTGTGTAGTTTTACCTCCCGTTTTTACAGGCTTTGAATTAATAAGAATGCAATACACTATTGGAGGAAGTGGTTCAAATAATATGTCTGCGGCAGAATCTCGTTCAGTGGGGCAAATTAGAACTACTTCTTTAGGCGGAACAACTTATAATACAGAAACTCTTGCTTTTCTTACAGGTGAAGGTGGAGTAGTAGCATTAAAATCAGGTAGAGGTGCTGCTGGTGATAAAGTTTATACTGAAAATGGTGAATTAATAGGAACATTAAGTTCAAGCCCGTATTATGATTCTGGCTCTATTTCTAGCACTTCAACTACTCATTATTTAAATTTTAAAGCCCCCGGAATACTTTGTGATGTTGATAGTGGAACTGGTTTGTATATTGGTGGACAAACAAATGGCGCAGGTGATTTTATAGCAAGAGGTTCAGGTAGTGTTGCTAGTGGAGGTTTTCATCCTTTAGCAAAAAAATCTGAAATTGCACATGAAGGTTCGCCAACAAATGAATATACTCACCCTTCAAGAGTCATGGAGGCATTAAAACATGAAATGCCAATTAGAGGAAAGGCAACCCATGTAAAGGAGTTTTTTAAACCTTTAACTGTTACAGGAACTACTTATGCAGCAGTAAATGGTTCTCCAGATACAATTACAAGTTCAGCAAATAATTTTATAACTGCCGGTTTTGAAAAGGGAATGATTATATTAGTTAGTGGTTCTTCTGAATCTGCAAATAATACTACGCATATAATTGCCGGTGTTACTGCTGGCACATTGACATTATCTACAAATACTTCATTAACTAATGATGGTGCTGGGGATACTTGGACAATTAAAGCCATGACAGGAGGTTCACTAGGTAATAGTGTCTATAATGGGCTTAGAGCAGTAGTATTGAAAAGATTTAAAATAGAAATGACAGGAGATTACAAAGCAGATATTGGTTCTTCAACTAAAATTAACACTAATCATGCCAACCCCGCATTAATGAGAAAAATGGGTAATGTAAATGAAACTACACAAACTGTCTATAAGCCTTCATTTTTGGCACTTGGAACTGAAGAAATATTTGCATACCACAAACTAACTGAATCATTATCTGCTACAAAATTAAATAGAGGAAGTGATGTTGATACTGGCGAAAATGTTGCTGATGGTATTAATTATGTATTTAAACCACTATTACAAACTGCCGATTCAGATGTAACTAAAAATTATGGATATATTAGCCCTAATGGTCAAACTGATTTAACACAATTAGTTATTGATACTTCTGATACAACATCAGGAACTATAATAGAAAGTAAGAATAAGTGGTTAGAATTTGTTCCTAACTTAACAGGTTGTTATTTAGTAAGTAATGACGGTGTAAGAATAGAAGACGGTGACAATCAGACAGGTTCTAATATATGGGCTACTAGCATTGAACGTAGATACCCTTCTAAAATACACTATATAGTTTCTCATACCATTAGAACAGATAGTTACCCAACTGACCAAGACGGATTATGGAATAAACACGTATTACTAATTGATAATTGTGCTTCTAGTGGAGAATTAGATGCAACATATAGAATAATGCGACCTGCGAATGTTTGCCTTTGGCCTAATTCTCCAACAAAAATAGACTTATACAAAATGACTAGTAAATATACTAAACGACCTGATAGTTCAGAAATGTATAAAGAAATTGGTGATATTAGATATTATGAAAATGGTTTCCTTAGAGGAGATGAAAGTTCAGCAAATTACAATGAAGGCGTTCAATCAATGTATGTTCCTGTGAATCCTGACCATACTTCTACAAGTAATAGATTTTTAATTCCTAGAGGAACTTCAGGCAATCATGGCTCTACTTTATTTGGAGATGGCAATACATTTAGCAATGAATCTTATGATATGTTAATGAATGATGGTATAGAAAAAAATAGAAGAAGCATTATATTTAACACTCAAAGTAAAGAAATTAGTGGAACTAAATATTACACTTCAATAGATTATGGTCAAGCAATTAACAATAAAATGTCAGGTGTAGTTTCATTAGGAGAAATATTTACATTAACTAGTAATCAAGAAGTTAATTTAAAAAACGTAACTACCGCATCAATAGGCACAACTGTAACAGTAGGAATGGAAGCAGAACAAATTATTAATGATGTTTTAGAAGAAAATAAAATTGTGTATACAGATACAGATACTGAATTTCCTTATTTTGTCGCACCTAATATTCAAGGTTCAGATGCGTATAATACAATTAAATATTTAGGAAATTTCAAAGATAAAGAATTATCATTTAATAAAGATGCAATTGAATTTATACCTAAAAATTACACATATAGACAGAGCAATATAGAAATTTCTGAAGCAAATAGTAACATACAAGTTGTAGAGTTATCTAGAAATAAATCTGGATTTGATATTTATAATGAAGTTATTGTTTATGGTAATGGAATTAAATCAATTAAAAGAAATAGTAAAAGCATTAAAGAGATTGGAAAAAAGTCTTTAGAAGAATTCGATGACCAATTAACGACTCAATCTGAAGTAGATAATAGAGCCAAAGCATTATTACAATTACATTCTTCTGATTCACAAAGAATAACTTTTACAGTGTCTGAAAAGAATTTGGAATTATTAGAATCTGGAGATATAATTACAATTGATTGGCCTAGTCAGCATATTCCTAGAGCATATTATGTAGTATTAGAAATAAGACATTCTATCAGTGGATTATTAGAAATTGAAGCAGGTTCATTTAGAAAAGGGTTAGAAGGTACTCTCGCCCAAATGATAGTTCAACAGAAAAAAGTAGAGTCCTTTTTAAGAAGTAATAGGTTTAAAACACCTATTGTGAATGAAGGCCATTTTGAGTCCTTTAGGGTTAAACCAATTAAACTAGTGATTAAAAGGACTTCAACATCAGGTTCAACGCAGATAGGTTTAACTACTGCGCTAGGGTTCACAACAACACTTGACATAGGGACTACAACAGTTACAGAAGAATTAAATGAGGAGTATACATGATAACCGATAAAATGAAAAGAAAAATAGCATTGTTCTTGAAAGACCAAGTAACTAAAGCCAATATGGGAACGGGCGGAAACGCATCTTTTCCTAATTCTAACGATTTAGATGTTCCAATTTTAACTACTTTAGTATCAACAGTAAATTCAGAATCAGATGACACTACAATTGATTTCAGAGCAACATTTACAGGTAGTAGTTTGTTAGGAAATACTATTAGAGAAATTGGGTTATTTAGTGATACTATGCCAGCAGATGATAAATTTGACGAATTACGTGGAGGTTCCAGTATCGGAACAGTAGATACAACAATGCTAACTCGTATAAATTTTGACCCAATTGGGCCTTTTTCGGCATCAGATGAAATTGAATTTATATTTACAATAGAGGTGGAATAATATGGTAACAAGTGTAAACGAAGGAATGTATACAGAAATGGATTCTGCTGGAACACCAATTCAGGGAATTAGAGATACTAATGACTTTATTCATTCAGGAATAATTAAAGGTCTGAGCGCAGGAATTAGAGGGCATTATGCTATTAAAAATGGTGCTTACAACGGAAGTGTTGGGTTTGAAATAGTTCAAGGTAATTCTGGAGGAAAAACAACATTAGCAGTTGCGGCTGGTAAAGTATTTAGAGATGGTGCATATAATTCTGTGGCTACTGTAACATTTACTGCTAATTCTAGCCCATCTACTTTTGATGAACCAAGTTCAGGCACATCATATTTTATGATAGTAGCCGACGCTTCAAACGCTTTAAAAATTAGAGGGGATAAAGCCAATACAAATTCTCTTCCCGTCAATAAACATACAAGTTCATCAGCAACAGATATTCTTACAGGTGACGTTCCAATTGCTATTGTTAAAATGGCTAATGGTGGAACGGTTGATGCAAGACCAATTCAATTTTTAACAACAGACCAAGATGAAAAAACTGTTACTATTGGTCATACTACGACTAATGCCTTTGTTGAGGCTATGTCAATTTCAAGCACCGCTTCTGTTACTACTTTTGAGAATAAAGTAACTGATGCAGATATTGTTTTTAAGGTAAGTGATAATGGAGTTTCAACAGAAGCATTAAGAATAGATGGGGCCACAGCAAGAGTTTGTTTAGGTGGTGATTTTGGTCCTCAAGCCATGTTACATTTAAGGTCATCTACCTCGCAAGAACCTGAAATTAGAATAGAAAACACTAATGCAGATACACAAGAAGGGCAAATTAGATTTATGAAAAATACTGCAAGTCCCGCATCAAGTGATGATATAGGAATAATTAGATTTGAAGGCGAAAATGATGCAGGGACTAATCATCTATATGCTTATTTGATGAGTGATATGGTAGCAGTAGAAAATAATGATGAAGCAGGAAGAATGTTATTTTATGTTAGTAATGAAGGCGCTACTGTTGAAGTTCTTAGAATGACAGGAGGTTATACTACTGATGGTGGAACTAATATTCAAACTGAAGTTGTTATTAATGATAGTCATAGAGATGATGTTGATTTTAGAGTAGAAAGTGATGCTTATAATATGATTCATGTTGATGCGAGTAATGATTCAATTTCCCTAGGTGGTAACGATTCTGCTAAAATTGGATTTTATGCCGCAACACCAATTGTTACACCTGTTCTTGATGCAGCAACAATGGGTGCTGGTGAAAGTGGTGCAGAAAACGCTGCAAAAATTACAGAAATCGCTAATGCTTTAGTTTCGTTAGGATTATGCAATATTGCCTGATTAACTTAAAATGGATTTAATTCCTATGCCCCCTCACGGCCCTTCTAACGCGATTGAGCATGGCGGTGGTGGTGATACCTACCCGACCTATTGGATGCGCTTAGAGGCCATCTTACGGGCCTTTAGAGGGCATTCCAATTGAGGATTCGGGATAACTGATAGTGTTAGATTTTAGCAACAAAAAATAACATGGTAATTTTAACCAAAAAAAATTTTAGGCCGAGGGAACCGAAATTCCCCCGACCTTTATTTTTGTCTTATTAGACCACAAAGCAAAACATTCTCTACATTCCCAGACTTTAATTGAATCTGCTGACCCAACATATACACCAATAATTCTTTTGGGTATTGTCTGCATATTACATACAGGACATTTTTGCTTTAAACTCATCATTTTTCACCGCGTTTAATTTTTTGCATGATGTTTTCCATGTATTCTTCAATTGTATCTTCTGTGATGCTTGTTTGACCAAACGCCGCAAAAAATAAAACCGAAATGACACATAGGAAAACTAACCATGCAAATACTTCACCTGTTTCCATTTTATCACCACTCCATTTTCATTTCTACAAATTCTTCTTTTTCTATACTAAAGCCCTTAATCATATTATCTAACCCATGCATATACAAATCATACACCAATTTACAATCTTTAAGACAATAGTCTACTACTTCTTGATATTCACCCGCTTTCCAAAGAGCAGGGGCCATAACACTTTCTAACGATTTAGTTTCTCCCAATGTATTATCTACTAAATTTTGTAAAGAAAATCTTTCACCATGTTGTTTAGTTAATTCTCTACTAGTATCAATATATTGTTCATCATTTAAAAACTTTCTAACACAATAAATATCCATTGAGTCTCTTAATACTGGTAAATCAAATGCAGCAATATTGTGACCCAATAGTTTAGTACCATTTTTATGCATATCATCTAAATCATATTTTAATTGACTTAATGGTAGCACTTTAGTATTACCCTTTTCTATAACTTTATCAACTAATTCTTTTTCTACATATGTTTTTCCAATAGTTCCGTCCCACGTTGCCACCGTCGAGACAAGGAACATATGTGTATTGCCCCACCCGCCAATTTCCGTAGAAAGGTTTTTAGTTTCAATATCAAATGCAACTACATTACCCACCTTTTCAGCCCCAAAGTTTGTTAAGTTCCTTTTGCTTATCTGACTTTTTATCAGGCATAATATATGTTGCTTTCGCTAAGAAAAATACTATTTTTTCTCCACTAACATTTACAGTTGCGGTTGTTACCCAACCATCTTTACCTCTAGCGTTTAATGCTTCAATAATGGCCGCTGGCCCCTGTGAAATATCAAATACTATCATATCATTTTCATACGTTGCTTTCATATTATTCATCCTCCTTTACCTTTACTAATACTGTTTTACCATGTTTTTTAGTATCAAATTTGTGTGAAATTTTAGGCCAAGTCCTATAAAATTTAGCATGGGGAATGTTATATCTTTCTTCCAATTCTATTCTTAATACAGATTTTGTTACCCAACCATCTTCTTTCTTATCAGGAGAAATATTGTAAAAACAATTAATATAATCATTCATCCCTGCGGTTTCTGCGACAGTTTGCCGTTTTACCTTCAGTGCCGTAAGCATCCAAGCGACGAGACTCATATAACCTTGTCGGACAATTGCAGATGATTGTTTAACGTTTCTTGCTGTTACAACCCATTTTTCACTATCTTTGCGTCCCGGAGTTTCGGTGATAGCACACAATACTGCAAATTTAGTGATATAAATTAGAGAATTTGTTTCAAACAAACTTACAATTTTTCTCACTTCATCGGGAACCTTTGTTAAAAACGCAACCATGTTGTCGTATTCTAATTGGACTAACTCTTGAACACCATCACCCCAAATCATCATTTCTTCTTGTGGGCAATTAAAACGTTCATCTTCCGGCAAGTTTGCCATTCTATCATCAAAATCTAAAGCCAACATATCATGCCTTTCTTTTGCACATTCATACAATGTAACAAATGCTTGACTAAATCTGTTCTTTGGTGTTGTTCGCCTTTTAATAGTACCAATAGCAGAAATCAATTCTGAACGCATCTTATTCAACACTTCTTGTGGAACATCATTTACATACAAGAACATTCTTTGTAAGACACCCTTATCAGCAATAGTTTCAGTTAAATGTTCAGGGAAATAAGAAGTCGCCCAAACTGACCTATCACAGCGAGTAGTGGCAATAGGTTTTCCTGTCAAAACTCTTCTAATTAAATAACCATCAGTAGTTAGAGTATTCATCATCTTTTGAAAGAAAGTGACCATACTATCTTTATTTGACATTTTCTTGAAGATACCACTTGATTCGAATTCATCGAATAATAATAACCCACTACCTTCAATATGTCCTTTAACTTCATTCCAAATTGTATCGGGTTCTCCTTCTTCGCCCCTATCTGGATTTCTAACCTCAACATAACTACTGACTAAAGCCGAATCTGTAAAATCAACACAATCAAATGTATTAAAATCTACATCATATCTATTTTGGATTTGTTGCCACGTAAGAGTAGCAATTTCATTTAAGAAATCATTCAAAACAGATTTTCCACTACGCGCAGTTTGAATCCAACAAACGTGGATTCTAGTATCCTCAATTGTATATCCATAAGGAATTCTTACGAAATCTTTTGTCAATTGGCCCAACATTGTGAAAAATGCTAGGATTGCCGGAAATTCATTATATCTTGATACTTGGCCGAAAGTTTCAGTCCAAGTATTCACTAATTCAGGTAATTTTTCTTGGTCAGATACATCAGTCCAATTGACTGTGTACTCTGATAAATCTACTTGTTCGTTCATTGTTTCACCTTCTCATTTGAGTTTAATACATTATTAATTCTATCTGCTACTTTATTTCCAATTCCTTTAACTATCGTCAACTCTTTCAAATTACTATCTCCAATTTCCATAATACATCCATGCTCTTTCAATAAATTTTTCGCCTTTGTTTCACTTACGCCTTTAATTGTTGTCAACATATCCACTCTAACATCATCAGTTGCTGTTCTAGTTGGTATTGACGGGTTAATCATTTTTCTTTGTATTGGTGCCATTTTTGCTATTGTTAATATTTCATCTACTACATCTGTAACATTATCTCTCCAAATAACACCAATGTCATAATCTAATCTAAGTCTACCAATAGCACCTTTGAATCTTAATTTATAAGTTTGTTTTAATTGTTGCGGGTTAACATTCGAATTTAGTTTTGTAATATATTTCATATTAGATAAAGCGTCATCCAATGAACCATAAATAACTACAAAATTCTTATGATACCATTTATCCATATTATCTATTTGAGTCCAAATTCTGTTATTTACTACCGATTGCATAAAGTCAACCGCTGATTTGGCTTCAAAACATACTGTTCCAATAACATAATCACCAACCTCTAACCATTTTTTCTCATTTACAATTCCCATTTTATTTGCTCTTTGCTCTATTAATTTTGCCAATTCTGAATTTTCTCTACTATCTATAATTAATTTCATTTTTAAACCTCCGGGTAACGCCAACATTTTCCTACACAATAACCTTCACTAATTAATTTTTCACAAGTAGGTGCTAAATACCCACCATCATTTGATACAGTATATTGTGCATGATGACGAGTTACACTTTCATCCCAATCTAACCAAACCCCATCTTTAGATGCAATATTCTTAATTTCTCCCATAATTATTTCTAACATCTTTTGCTGTTCAGTATAGTCATAGCATTTTTGATTATTTGCCAATAATGTCCTAAACCAAGATACAAGGTAAACTCTCGCTTCATGTGTTGGATTCTCCACCATAATGCTATTATTCAAACAAGGAATGATTGGCAGTTTTCCAATGCGCTCAACCGTAGCAATTTCGATAGGTGCATACGCAAATAAGGGGGCATTGGGCCATGCGACCTTACGATTTCCATAGCGTTTTGGGGAAGAGAAAGGAGGATTCCTTGCTAAAGCAATTATATCATCCATAGTAGTCAATTGTTGTGTTGATAAAGGAATACAATATAAAAACTCCTTAGTATTCATATTCACTGTATTCGC